GGGCGTGGGTTAAAGGCGGTAGAGTAACTTCCGCTTCCCAACGTGCGCCCTGATGTGCATGGACTTGAGTGTCATAAGTGAAAGGGGATTCGACAACTGCGACTGTTCTACGTAATCGCATAGACATATTTTGAATATTATAAGGACTAGATGTTGTAGGATCGTTTGGAAATGCTATTGCAGTCATTACGCACCCACCATTGCTTTAGAGAATGATCCACCGCGTAGTCTAGCATCTGCAACACTTGATCTCGTAACTGCTGCGATCTGAGGTAATAATTGCACCAGTTCTGATCTAACAGTGCTTTGTACGCCTGTAGATATGTTAATTGTTTGATTAATTGTGAAGCCACCACTACCACTTAGTTTATTATTAGGAATAATAGTACCGCTAGAATGAGGAACAAATAACTCAGTTCCCCTTTCACCTACCATGTAAGGTTTGTTTGCTTGAACTTGCCCCCCCAATGCTTTTGGAGTTGCACCATCTGTCGATGATGGATTAAAAAAGTTTGTGATTGCACCAAACGCACGATCAACAATGAATTTTTGTATCAACATCTGAATTAAAGAATCGATGACTGATTTTGCCATTGATCTAATGGCATCTGAGAATTTTTTTGCACCTGTGATTGCATCTGTAAATGCCTTGCCTAAACCATCAATCGCTTTGTTTGCAATCTCAGCTAAACTCTCAGTTACGTCTTTTGCTTGAGGTCTTAAAGCCTCCATTGTTGATAAAAATTGTTGGAAAGAATTAGGCAAATCTACATCTGTTTTTTTCTCTAATTCATCAAAAGTATTTTGTAAACCCTTTGCCGCCTCCTGTGCTGCTGTTAAGCCCTCAATGACGGCACTAAAATTAACATCATCAATTAATGATGTTCCTTTACCCGCTTCAACTAATTCTTTTTGCGTTGCTAATAATTCATTTTTAAACGCAAGCAATTCTTGATCATTGAAATACTCGACAATTCCTTTATCTCCAAAAAATCTTACGCGGTCTGGATTGAGTTTTGATGTTCCAATCAGTTCATTTATTTTGTCTATGTCACGTTGAATCGTGTCAAATGTCTCATTTCCTAATAAAGAATCAAAAGTTGTCTTTGCTTTTGTCATTGCGTTGAATGCGCCAATTACAGCATTTGCAATTGATTCCGCAGCCGAAACGCTTGTTTTTGCGCCTTCAATAAAACTGACTGCTAGCGTTTTTCCAAATTCTGTGACGCTTCCACCCGCATCTTGAATTGCTGTTTGCAAATTATTTTTAATAAAATCTACAAATGCAGAAATAGCAGGGGCTAATGCAGCGACCAACTGATCTCTTACACCTCGAAACAAACTACCTAAACGAGTTAAAGCATCATTAGCGTTTTCAACACCTTTAGCTGCATCACTCGACATTACAATTCCTAGTGATCGAGCCTCACCAAAAAGTTTTTCTAGTTCATCACGACCTAAACTAAGAGTATTAACTAAAGCAGCACCCTCTGAATCAAACAATTTAAAAGCAAGTCTAAGTTTGTCAGATTCATTTTCTACGTTGCTAAACGCATCTGCTAAAACCAACATTCTTTGATCTAGTGGTAATCTCACTAGTTCTTGAGCATTTATGCCTAGCTCACGAATTGCATTTTTAGCCTCACCAGTTCCTTTGGCTGCTTCCGCTGCTCTACGTGTAAAACGCTGTAAAGCCATATCCATAGTTTGTGTTGCAACACCTGTCAAATCTGCTGCAAATCGTAACTGTGATAAAGCCTCGGTCGTTGTACCGATTTTAGATGCAGTTTTAGCTAGCTGATCTGTCGCCTGTAGTGAACTTTTGATAAGCATACCAAAACCCGCAGCTCCAACTGTTCCAAGCAATGCAGTTTTTAAATTAAATACAGCACCAGAAACTTTTTTTAGTCCTGATGTAACAGAACTAAAACCTCGTCTAGTTTTATCAACTGCACTAATTATAATTTTGGTGTTTTCAGCCATCTTTTCTACTCATTATCGTGAAATATGCCAACCATTCATTCATATGATTAACTGGCATTTGTTCAGCATCTTCAATAGATATTTTTAGGCGATCAGCCAACGATAGAAGATTAATCCTCGATTGATCGCTTTCTAGTTTTTTATTTTTGTCTCTACGGTTTCAATATCTGCAAACATTTGATTGGCGATTTCAGAAATAACCGATGTCTCCTCACCCATCAAATCAATACGATCCTCCGAGTTTGTAAATATCCGTTCACCACCCTTATCTGTCGCTTTTAGAATAATTAAATCAACCATCGCGGCAATGGTCGTATTTTCTAAAAAATTAGGATGTTTTTTCTGTAATTCATTCAAATCATAACAAGTGATTGCTCGTGTATAGAGTTTGAATGGTTTGCCCTTTTCATCTGCCCACGCGGAAACAGAAACTTCTCTGAGAGGAATTGTGCGCCTCTCTCGCAGCTCCCTAGCTAAACCCATTAGTGTGCGCCTTCGGTAACACCACCAGAGACTTGTAATGCAAACGTAGCTTCAACCAATCCATCTGTCGTGTTATTAAGAGATTTTGATGTAACAATACCCTCACCAGTGTATTTTTTTGAGCCTGTTCCAGTGCCCGATGGTGATATTTCAAAATCAATTAATGCACCAGAATCTAAAACAAGTTGTTGTGCATCTGTTTGATCCCAGAAACACTCTAAACTTACGGTTGCATCCTTCAAACCGCCTTTATAACTTCGAGACGTATTACCCATCACTGTGCTTTCGATAGTGTCAGATGTCTCATCAAACGTAAATGATCTTACCTCTCCAACTTGAGCAGTTGTTACACCATCTAATTGCAGTTTTACAACGCCACTTGTACCTGTAACTGTAGCCATTTTATTACCTCATTTTTTAAGTTATGCCGCGTGTGTACTCGTAAGTTACTGCGACTGTTAAAATTACACCACCAATCGGGGTGATTTGCCCTTCATCAACCTCAATCGATGTAATTTGCGTATCCTTTGCATTTCCACCGCGAGTTCTATCCACATCAAGAATCTCCTCTATCGTTTCGATGATTTGATTTCTTGCTGTATCAATTTCTTTACTTTTAACAAAACATACCAAGTCATATGTTATTGTTGACATTCTTTTTCCAAGCGTACCGCCAAGTGTTGAATCTTCTCTGTTTTCGTCTGCTGTTCTCACTAAAACTGCTGGAAACTGCCTGTTTGATAATTTATCAAAATCAAAAGTCTGACGAGTTACAAAAGCAAGCCGTATCGGTTGCACTGCTGTTTTGAGCGTATCAACAATGTTCTTTGCAATGTTTTCTCTACTACTCATGTCAAATGTCTCTCAAATACTTTTGCTAAACGCTTTTCTTCACGTTTATTGAATCCCATAAAAGGTCTATTTTTGTTATTAAAACTTGCTTTTTTATTTTGTTCTCTACCGACAAAGAATATCTCTGCTTGTTTACGGTTTGCTTTGGTGGTCATCGCACCTAGCATCTGCCCTGTCATCATCAAATTGACAATGCCTGTCTTATCTTTTTTAGATTTCTGTATGAGATATTGTTTACTGTAAGGTTTGAACTTACCTTTAAAACCAATGCCTTTTTCAGTGCGATCAAGAATGATCTCCACACCTTTTTGCGCTGTAATTGATAATGCTTTTTTTGTACTGTTTAATAATTTTCTACCACGCCTTTTAATAATCTTATCAAGGGTGGGTTCAACTTTAACTGTAAACTGCATTATCTAACTAAACGACCATCATTAATAGGTATTTTTTCATCATCATCAATAACACTGTTTTCATCATCGTCATATTCAACGCCATCACGAAACACTGCCTCGATTTCCTCACCGTAGCGTGATTTATAAAAATCAATCATTCCTAAGAATCTATCGTTATCAACCCAATTAGTAAGTTGCGGTAGTGCATACTTCCAAAGCACCAAATAAACAGCCGATCTCGTCCACTGTGACTCGGTAAGGTACTGAGGCTTAAGTTCACCCGCAAAACCTCTCTTATCCCACCAAACAGCCCTTATATGGCGTTCAATGTCTGCTTGCGCCCTTGCGTGTTCGTCTGCAAAACTATCGATACCAAAACTTAAAATATCGGGAACAATATCTAATAAATCCGAATCTGTACTCATTGCCATATGATCACCATTTAACTCGATCAGCCCAATATGCTGCCGATGCTGTTTTATCTCTGCGCCCTCGCGCTATATCTTTTGCGAACCTTGCTTTGAAACTTCGCCTTTTTGCTTTGTCTGCTTCACTCTCACCTTTTCGTGGTGGTTTGTTATCAGCTCCCTTCATACCAAAACGAATCAATTTTATTTTATCCCCTTCTTTTGCTAATACAGCATGAGATTTTGTCGGATGTTTTGGGGTACGCTTGGGTTTGTTGTAACCCTCAAATCGCTCACCTCGATAAACAATCATTTTTTGCGTCTCTTTTTTCTGTACTCTCTAATTTTTGCCCATTGCAATGCGTCAACTTGTCGCGCCTTTCCACCTGTCAAAACGCTATTAACTCGCGCCATTGCCCAAGCACTTGGCGAAACACCAGGTCTCCGACCCGATGAAACCGCTGCACCTAGTCCTTTTAGATAGATCGCTTTTAATGCACTAAAAGGGGCGTTAGCCGCCTTTGCTTTTCTCTGTAGTGCTGTTCTCTGTGCGTTATTTAGTTTTGCCAAATCGTTTCTCAAATGCGATGGTGTATTTACTTCGTCTGGTTTTTTTCTTTTTAGAATCACCTGCTAATGATCCCAGTAACTTGCCGCTTTTTTTCATGCGCTCAAGTTGTCTAATTCTTTTTTTGCGTTCCTCACCTTTCAATCCAGATAGGTATTTTTTTGGAATCCTGACACCAGATTTTGTTGTGATTGATGGTGTACGTCTTAACTTTGCCATATCTAGCCCTGTAAAAACCCCCACCCGAAAGTGGGGGATTTATCATTATAATGTTGCGTCAAACAACATCTCGACTCCATAAGAGTCATCAAGCTCTGCAACGCCATATACCGCAGTTGCGTTTAGCTCGTCTGCCCTCAAACTAGCATCCCTTTGTACTTCAATCTCAAAGTCACGCTTCATCGCTATGGCAAGTGCCTCTGGTACAAATACCGCACCTTTAGCATCCCCAGAACCATCGACTGTAATGTTTGATGATTGATAGATATCAATACCAGCAAGTGAACCGACAAAACCGTTCATCATTGCCTCGTTCTGAGCTTCTCCACCATTCGGATTTGCAAACGTGTTTGTTAAGTTTGCTTGTAGTTGGAAAGCATGGAAAGGGTGTAATACTGCCGCGACTGTTCCAGGAGCATTTGCAGCCCTCAGAGTAGCCGCTGCTTTAAAGATGTCAGCAACCGTTATCTCTTGAGATGCAGCACCGAGTGATGTGCTAAATCCATCAAACAATGCAATTAAATCCTGATCCATTTTCTTTGCGATAGAATTACCCAATACAGTTCCCAATTCTACTGCTGGATTACCTGCGCCCATCCTAGCAACGTCAGTGAGTAATACTTGCGCACCTACCTCTTTGATTGTTGCTGTAACGCTTGAAGTGCTAACCGTAGAACTAGACATATCTGTTCCTTCGGTCAAATCAGCCGCTGCGACAGCGGGATATTTCGGCACTTGTATCGTCTTGCCAGCCTGTGCGCCAATGTTATAGTTTGTGACCAATCCAAGCATTATGGATTGTTCCTCTGCTGTAAAACGAGCCTGTAAGATAATATTCGCAAACAGATCGTCTAAAGTTGTTGAAGTTGTTGCAGCCATTTTTCTATTCCTTAGTTATATCAAGTGGCTTTCATTGATTTGACGTAAGCCTCTTTGCCTCCGTTATTCCAATTATCGACCATATCTTGATGCGTCATTTGTTTTTTAACTGACCCTCCAGAATTACCTAAAGTGCCAGAGCCACCGCTTTGCGCCCTCACAAAATGAGGATTAGCGTTTAAAAATTCTGAGACTGCTTGATCAACTGTTAATAACTCGCCTTTGTCACTATATCTGACAACACCTTTATTATCTGTTACCTCAACTGTCCCATCCTCTGATAAACGAATGTTTCGTTTTAAAAGAGTAGAAACTTGATCTGGCGATATTGCATTGTGTTTTGCGCTTGCGTTCATTAGCTCACCATCAACTAACGTGTGTTGCAATCTGCTCTGTAATGCGTTTATCTCCTGATCTTTTTTGCTTACCGTAGTCTTTAAGATTTCCTCAAACTCACCGCGTTCTTTTTTAAGATTGAGTTCGGCTTCCTCTCGCTCTTTCAAAACTTGTCGTGCTTGATCGAGATCAATATCACCAACTTGTTTTTGAAATTTTCGCTCCTGTCTTGCCAACCTATCTGCGACAATCTTGTCTATCTCTGACTGTGTAAACGTCTTTTCCTGTATTTGTTCTGCCGTTGTTTCAGTTTCAACTTGTGGTTTTTCCATGTTTTCTTCGGACATGTTCCGCACCTCTTTTGAGTAGTTAATAATTTATCTCTTTACCATTTTTTTCTTTTTCTTTTTGGGTCTACCAACTTTTGACCCATAAGAACCTTTACCCTTTGGCATAATCAATCCTCGAATATTGGTCTAAAATGATGGCGGCAGTTATAACCGCCCCGTACGATGAACGGATCACCTGGAGCTTTACCTTTCCAAGTGCCCGACCATTCTTTTTCAATCTCATCTAGCGTAAATGTTTTACCTGATCGCTTACGACAAAACTCTCTCGTGTCCTCGATATTCGATCCGTAATACTTCCATTTTGTTGCACCACTCTCTTTACCGATTGCGGTATTAATTGATGCGCTAAATTGCATGAGTGAATCTTGCATCATTTGGGTTGAGTATCTTTTAAGATTACGACCTAAACGATCCCGACCGAATAAAGTTTGTAATTTTTTGACTGCATCTGCTTTTTGTTTTTCTGTTCCGTTTGCAGCTAACGCGACTAATCTGTTCGCTTCAACGGAATCACTTTGTTTATAAATACCGTTGATGCTACCTCGCAGGTTTTCAATCGACTCGCTCAACGCTCTGCCAGTTAAGGTGTTTTGATACACCTCAGTTGCGAGTATATCTAAATATTCGTTTGCGATAGCCTCAAAACCTTGAAATGACAAACGCTGTAGCTGAGTTACAACGCTTGCATCAACCTGTGTAAAATCACCATATTTTCGTAACATGGTAAGGGTGCTATTTGCCACTTTACGATAATCTTTGATCGTCTCCTGAACCTCTGCTAAAAACTGCTCATCGAGCAATCTTCTAATATCAGTTCGCGCTGATAATGCCCATTCTAAATCAAACAATGCACCATCTCTTAGCGGTGCAGTTGTCATCAAATCTGCAATCTGCTTTTCTAGCTCAATTAAAGCATTTGCAAGCCTTTGTTGGTGACTTGCTGCAAGTCTATCGAGTAGATCAGCATAATCTGTATCGGCAGCCATTAGACCTCAATCTCTGCCTCTTCGTCATTATCTGTAAAGTCTCCTGCTACCTCTCCTGGTTGTCCTTCGATTTCTGTATGTACTTGATCTAATATTTGATCATCAAGAACCAAATCAGCAATCTTCTTATCGACCTCATTAGTGAGAGTATTTGATCTTATGCCCGATGCTTTTAACTGCTGCAAGAAATTTAATTCTTTTTCGTAATCTCGTATGTCAAATGAGTCTGGATAACTTATTTCAACATCTGGTTTGACACCTTGCCAATCGCAAAAAAACGTCCACATTTGCTCCTCTGCCAGTTCTAATATGTCAGCCTTCTCACTGAGCTTTGCATTGAGTAATTCAAATTCAGTCTGCATAGCAACTCCAGACTGTGTAATCACCTCAGTTCCGCGAACTGCTCCCATATGAGCCATTCTGTTAATAGCTTCTACTTTATCAGAAATTGAATTTCTTACCGCGTCTAAATTAGAGCCACTAGGTTGCATTTGATAGGGTTTTAAACCTTGATCTAAATCATCTGGTAGATTAATGACCGCACCAGCTCCAGCACTAGCATCTGTTCCATATGTCTTAACTAATGTGGGATGATTTGAGATTCTTATGAGCTGCTCAATCTCTGAGTATTCTTGATAAATACTACGTTGCATATAAGCGACATCTGATAGATCACTAATACCAATACCGCGAACCACTGATCTTTGTGCTGGTACGAAAACAGCGGGTATCTTACCCAATGCGTTTTCTACCGAATCAATGAGCGTTTCTGTTTCGTGATTGATTACTCGATACGTATCAATTTTTTCTCGTGTAAATACTTTGTAGTAAGTTTCTTTTTCTGTTTCAGACAGATATTGAATAGATTCACGAACCTTTAGATATGAAAGAACAAACCGACCCGATGCACTGCGTTCATATTTCCAATCAAACACGTTTTCTGGCGTAAACAATGTTACATAAGGGCGTATATCTTGATCTAACTCCTCGGCTTTTGTCTGTGCGTTAGAACGTGGTTTATCAACAATAATCCATACATTGCCATACACGCTCGACCAAATTTGTGCAGTTCTCAAAAAAGCATTGAGTGAACGACCATCTAAATCAGCATCATTAATAAACGATTCGAGTGCTCTATCGTTTGCCAAACTATTGTAATTTCTTGTAGGTGGAACTCTCCAAAGAAAACTGGAGTAAATGTGTACGATATTACGACAATGGTTATCGATTGCTGTTAGGTCGATACGTCTAGCGTAAGAATCTTTGTCCTCGTTTACATATCGAGTAAGGTATTGTCCGTCTTTATAATCTTGTCCACCCATGTAAGAGCGCAGAAAAAACTCCCATGATTCTTTATTATCATCGTAGTCTTTTGATGTGTATTCAATGTCTGTTTGCATATTATGTCCAACGCTTTGGTTGCTCTACGTCATAGATTGTCTGAACTGGGAATAAATAGGAAACTAAATAACCCAGAGCATCATTCATATGATCGTAACCGTCATCTTTATTGGGTATTGAAGTACCCTCTTTGTAAGTCTGCCTTTCAAGGGATTTAATCACTTGTTTGCAGTTCGCTGTTATAAATAGATGCCTTTCGCCATCTGCCGCTTTTAAACGTGCGTTTACGCTGTTAATCCGATCTCTTACGACATCGTGTTTTGATTTTGCTTTAACGTGGAATCCAGCGTTTTGCAAAATGCTCAAATCTGTTCTACCACCCGCACTGGTTTTCCTTTGTCTTGCAGCGGGGTCTGGAAATATCACTATTTGTCTATGTGGATAGCGATGGTTAATCTCTTTTACCATCTCATCTGTGTTTGATCCATAGATGACAATTTCATCAACGCAAGTCAGTGTATTTCCTTTACGTATGGCAACAACCGCACTCATAGGGTCAGTGTTAAAGTCCATCCCAATCAACAAAATTTCGTGTTGATGTTTCGCAGTTGCGATTACTGTCTCTTCTCTCGCAAAGTTATAATAAATAAGACCACTATAAGTAACAAACGCAGCCTCATATTCTTGCTTAAAGGTGCGCTCATCTAAATCTGATTTGGCTTGGTCAATCTCATCTGGGAGTACGTTTTCCCCCTCGATGGTCGTATATTGAAACGATGCCCATTCATCTTGTTTATCAACACCTTTTGCCCATAAATCATAGAAATGATTACGCCCTTTCGGTGTACCAATAAATAATGCTCTAGTTGGTGATTCGTTAGAGTGCCTATCTGATAAAGAGGGTCGTAATACCTCAAACCACGCCTCTGGGCGCATATCTGCAAACTCATCTAATACACAAAAATCTAACGCTCTGCCTCGTAAATTATTAGGTTTTTCTGCGCCTTTTAAATAGATTATTGATCCATTGATAAGCGTTATGGTCAATGCTGTTTCATTTGTTTTAGCAATGTATTCCTCTGGAATCATATCTAAAAGCATCTGCCACTGTATTTCTTTACTCATTCCGTAAGTGGGTGAGCAGTAGAAACAGTTTTTATTGTTTCCAGAAATGGCTGCTCGTAATAATTCAGCAGCGGCTAGATATGTTTTGCCAAATCGCCTACCCGCAACAACCGTTCTGAATCTTGCGTTGTTTAGAAATATCTCACTTTGTGGGAGCGTTAGCTGCACGACTGTCTAATGTAATATTGATAGGTGGTATTTCTTTAACTTCGGTTTCTTCTTCTTTCCAGTGCGCTTGGGTTTTTAAATAAAAGATATTAGCTGTGACGTTCCCGTCCATTGCTAATTTAACTAAATTATTACCCATATTCGCTATTTGTTTTATGCGTCCTTTTTTATATGAGGCGTAAACTTCGGGTTGACGTTTTTCAATTTGCTTTAGTGTTGTTAATGAAATACCAAAATAATCAGCTATTTGTTGTTTGGTTAATACACTTGCAAGTGCTTCAAGCTCTATTATCTGTATATCGGATAATTCTGCTTTTGGTCTGCCCCCACCTTCGCCTTGCTTTCCGCGCTTCATTTCTTTATTAATTTCTGTACCGTATCTGATTCAAAAATTCTTATACCTAACCAAACAATCGTAAATAAACTTGCAATCGGTGGTAGCCATTGAGCTAGTGATAATACACCAGTTCCCGCTGCAACGTAATCAATTATGTCTTTTGTCTCACTCGTCATCTGATTTCTTCTTTGGTTTGCTATCAAAATAATCTATTTTTCCTGTATCAAATAAATGCGCCTCTGATTTTCTTCTACGCTCTAACCCTTTTGACAGCTTACCTTTCACCAGATTCCATCTGACTAATTCTTTTGTAACACCTTCCAAATCGTTGCTATTCATTACTAATAACATGGTTGATCGCCTTAACGCTCCACAACCTAAATTAAAACACCAGGATACGATAGCATCCCATTGATGCTGTAATAACTCGACCCTTATTAATCTAGTCATATGAGTTTCGATCATTTGTATATCATATAATAAATTTTGATCAGCCTCTTTTTGTGTAACTTTATCGCCTTCTTGTACGTGTTTTGTGTGACCGTATCCATGCGTCCAAACATTTGCTGAACACTCATATGCTTCGAGTTTGCATCCTTCAAAATGTTTAATTAAATCAATACCTTGCTGTGATGTTCTCATTAATAGAACCTCCATAATATTTAGGGCAACGGTTCGGGAGCGAGACACGTTACCCAAGGTTTAATAAAAAACCTGAAATCACAAAAAACCGCCCACGAGGGGCGGTCATATTTGGGGATATACAAATAAAAATTAAGAACTAAAACTATCGCTAGTTTGGGACTTTATAACAAATTTTGTGAGGGTTGTAAACTATTTACCAACTCGCCTCATTGCTAACTTATGCGCCTCTGTAAACGTCATTCCAGCAAGCATTTGTTTACGCATAAAATCCATATGTTTTTTTGTATGATGTTGGGAGTGCCTACGCATTGCGCTTTCTTGTCTTTTTGTCAATTTTTTTATTGCCATTTTGTAACCTCTAATCGTGACATAAACAATCTAAACTTTCTTCATGTTCAAATAAATTAAGTTGATTTTCTTTTAAAGTTTTCATTTCAGCAAACGAAATATCATATTTAAATGTTTTTTTTGTTTTATTTTCTTGTTTTATCCACCAATCAGCAAGTTTTGGTTGTTTACTCATTATGTGCATAAGTTGTTTTTTTCCTTTTAAAAAACATAAATCACAATTACCTAATATTGTATGTCCATTCGATGCAATTAAATTTAAATCAAAGTTATTATTATTCCAAAAATTTTGCACATCATGTTTTGTTGTTTTTGCATCGTACAAAGGACATAAAAAATCTTGATTTTCTTTTCTTGCTTTTACCCTATGTACTCGGTGTGGTTCGTCAAATCGCAAACCTAAAATATGATCTGGATTTTCTAAATTATTAATTTTTTCAAACCATTTAATTGCTCTTTGTTTTAACAAAAAAGTGCAGAAACGATTTGTCATATTAGGTAATTTTTTATAATAATTAATTAATTTTTCAAAAGGTTCACCATTTCGTGAACATTGATCAAAATTTGTTTCTTTGTATTTAAATTTCCATTCTCTGCTTGTTTCGTTTGGTTTATACCCATCAGACTGAATCGAATCAAACTCAATCCAATTAATTTTGACATTCCATTTATTTTGGCAATCTTCTACAAAATTATACGTTTGATCAATTTCTTTTCCAGTGTTTGCAAAAACAACATGGCAATTTTTTGGCAAAACATTTTCGTGTGCTTCTAAAATTTTTTTTAACATAAATCCAGATGTGCGACCCCCACTAAAACTTATGATGGAATCGTTTTTTAAAAAAAATGGGTTTTTAATCATCGTAAACCTAATTTAATAATTTCTTGAATATCACTCTCTAGCATCGAATAATGAACTAATAACTTTGCTAATCTTGGTTTCCAAATCTTTCGGCTGCGCCATTGCGATACCGATAATAATTTTGCTAGTTTTCTAATTGAAATATCTTTTTCTCCCACACCTATACATGATGGACAAACAATCATGGTATTTTTACTTGGTACGTGTCCAGTTCCCTTGCATTTGTTACATCTTGGGTTTTTGATTGATATCTGTAAAGCAACCAACCCTAAAATATGGGGTGTAAATTCACTTTCCGTTTTGTGTAAATCAAAATTTTCTTTTTTAGCCAATTGAATAGCGTAAGTATTTAACTCTGCTTTCACATTTTCATCTAATGCAAACTTTGCTAATCCAAAGAGATAGGTAAATCTATCGCAATGAGCTAATGCAGCGGCAACATCTGACGGTGTAATCGTTTGAGTTCCTTTGCTTACTTGCTGTAAAGGTGGTGAACCCGCTGCAAGCATCGCCAATAACTCACTCATCTTTTTTTTCCGCTTTTAATTTTTTAATTCGTTCTAAAAAATCAATCGCTGTTTGCAAATTATCAACGGTATATTCTGACTGTATCTCAACTTTTACTTTATGAGCATTGTAAATAATTTCTTTAAAGGACATATCGCACCTCAATTATATGATATTGGTTGATATAACTCGTCTCGCTCCATCTTTTTAAATTCTTCTCTGTAATGCTTTGAAATTTCTGCTCTTAACGCCTTATTTGTTTGCATTTTCACATTCCATTTTTCGCGTAAAATATCTAAATGTCCTTTTCCTAAATATGTCTCTAGCCAATTAGTGAACTCTAATGGGTTTTCTGTATATTTGCGATGACAAGAATGACACATACATACTGCATTATCTAAACTCCATCGCACTGATTTGGCAGCTCTACCGAAAATATGACAACACTCCATTCTGCCTTTTTGATGACAATTTTCGCACGTATAAGCGGCTTTCGCTCTGACAACATCGCTAAACCATTTATCAGCTGCATCTCTTTTCATTTTGCTCTAACAACTTTTGATTTAGTGTCAACCATGCTTTTGCAGCTGTTTGGGGAACGACTCCGTTGCCCAATAATCTAAGTCTGTCCACTTTGTAGGGATACCCATCATCTGCTCTACCCATTCTGGGTTTAAGTCGTGCATTTTCCCAATTATGGGCTTTACTTCCTCTTTTTGCGGGAAAATCCTTACTTGAACTGGTAGACCAGGTGAATCTCGATTGTGCGCTGACGCAATATCTCCATCGTCTCTTGAATCTCGCGCCACTGGCGTAGCCCAAAATAAAAACTCTTTTTCTGTGGTGACTTGCTCCAACTTCACTCGCTGAGAATATTCCAAACGTGCTTGCATAACCCATTGACTCCAAATCTTCGATGACATCTCGCAATCCAAGTGTGATATGTCCTTCAACATTTTCAAAGAAACACCAAATAGGTCTAATTGTTTTGATGTGTTCTCGTATGTACTCCCAAAGGTGTCTTGGGTCTTTGTTACCTCTTCTTTTACCACCAGTTGCCAATGAGAATGGTTGACATGGATAGCCTCCAGTAATGACGCTAACTTTGTCTCGAAAGATGTGCGATGGAAAGGTTTTAATATCCGAGTAAATAGTTGCTGCATCCAACTGATTCGATTCCATCTTAGCAACCAAGTTTGCAATCGCGTAAGCTTCGATCTCCACATAAGTGATGACTCGATGTTTAAACCCAGCAATGTCAAGTCCTCTTTCGATTCCACCATATCCAGAGCAAAATGAGAGGACAGTGGGTGCGTTTTTGGTATGATCCACATAACTAGTTTTTTCCATCTAAAAAATTTTCTCTGTGATTCCTTCAAACCTTGGGTCTGTTAATTGATATTTCTGCCCCATTACTTTTTTAAAATCAGACATATATTGACTCATTTCAGCGTTTGTCATCAGTGAGGTGACGGGCAGAAAATCCATCGCTGTCATTTTTTCCTCGTAGGTTACACAAACTTTTTCTAAACGTAACCAATGCTCATTAAATTTGTCATGCTGTCTCATAATTGGGACACCCCATTTATATTTGGCAAGTGCCTTCACCTCTCCTGGTGTATATTCCCCACCTTGTTTAGAAACATCTGCATACCATCGATGACTCAAATTATTGATTGCTTTTGATCGAGATATTTTTCTATCACTGACTTTTACAAAAAGTGGTTTATCTTTTGATAGCTCTAACTTATTGAGTTCATTGACAAAATTTTCTCTTTGCCATTCGTTAGTTAAATAATATGGGAATTGCATAAGACCTAAACTAGACAAGTGCTTTCCTTAACCAAAGTGCGCTTAATCTTTGTTGTTTGTTTTGGCATCGAGGCGCATTTGATTTGTAGTTTCTTGTTTCCTCATTTTTTCTTTTAATTAGGTGGTTGTTGTCAAAATAGGCAATGCCAGCAACACGATTTCTCATAGTTTTTTGAGTAATTCCTGAGATATCGCATATTTCTTTAATCGAGTAGCTTTGATATTTGATAAATCTAGAATCATCACCCCTAAATTCTAAATATAATTTAGTCATTCAATGCCCAGCTCCTATCATTCAATGTTTCAGTAATAGATCGTTTTTTTATTGATTTATTTACTATGTTAATATTCTTGTTAATATTACTGTTATTTGTATTAGGCATATTTTGCCTCATATGATGAGGTATATTCTGCCTCATATGTGAGGTATATTTTGCCTCATATGGTGCATTTGAGGCATAATTTGCCTCATATGACGTTAGTAGGCGTTCTGGGACACTAACCATGTAATTATTACGACCTGAAAACCCTATTTTTTTCTTTTTGACCCATCCTTTTTTTGCCAAACTTGTTGTAATTTTTCCAACACGAGCGCGATCATTTATATTTGCTCGATCTTGGATCAACTCGACAGATGGACAGCATAGCTCAGTGTTTTTGTTTCTAAAACTGTATAACGCTAATAACACTTTTCGTTCTGAGTCTGTGATTTCAGAATCCGTTAATACTTCTATCGGACAATAAATGTGATTTGTCACTTGATAAAACCAAGCAACTCAAACAAAAAAACAACACCTATTGCGAAAACGCTCACAATGAGCATTAGAAGCATTAAACCGATACGGGTTACTATGACACCATTTTTAACTGTTTTGCTCTTATATGGCTTTATATGGCGTTTTAGCCATACTTTAAACTTGTTTTCTGGAACTTTTTTTACTGTTTGTTTTTTTGTAGCCATTTTTACGCCCTTTTTTGATTTTTATGTAGATTAAATCATTAAAATAATAAAATCAATTATATGAGTACAATTAAACTTGTTATTCGATTTGAAATGAATTACGATTATATAACAAATTGGGAGTACAAAGTGATGATTGGTAATAAATTTATAAACAAATTAATACAAGAAAACGGATTAACTCAAGAAAAAATATCTGAGAAATCTGGTGTGAAGCAACAAACAATTAGTCGTTTAAAAATTGGTCAATCAAAGTCTCCCTCATTTGAAACAGCAAGAAAATTATCGATAGCATTTGATGTCGATATTGCAGAGATTTACAAATAAAAGGAACTATACAATGAAATTTAATAAATTTGATCAAAAACAATCTTGGGTTGATAAAGATAGAGCAACAATCTACCAGTTGCATAAAACACAAAAACAAATAGACGAGCAAGAATCGTTAGACAAAGCCACTGATTTATTAATGAGTAACGAACCTATTTATATTGAGTCGATAACTGAGGGATTCTGGAGTGATGACACATTAGGTTCTTTATGCGAAAAAGATCAAAAAATACGTATGCAGTTATGCAATGCTGTTAATCTAAAAGATTATGAAACCATTGGTCGTTTGTTTCATAGTGCAATTTTTCAATATGCAAAAGATGCAGTTGAAAGAGCAGAGGAGTATTAATATGCAAACCTCTGAAAATATTAATGAGCTAGCAAGTGCTCTTTGTAATGCACAGCATGAAATGGGCGGTGCAATTAAAGATTCTCAAAATCCGTTTTTTAAATCTAAATATGCTGATTTAACAAGTGTGATTAAAGCAATAAAAGAACCTTTCACGAGATTTGGCTTGTCATATACGCAATTTCCAATATCAAATTTGGATGGAATAGGGGTTGTAACGACATTGATGCACCGATCTGGTCAATGGATGCGAGAAGAGTTTGTCATTCCATTGACTAAACGCGATCCCCAAGCAGCTGCAAGTTTAATCACTTATGCTCGCAGGTATGCTTTGCAATCAATGGCGGGGATACCAACGGCAGATGATGACGCAGAATCGGCAATGATGGTGATAGGTGAACGCCATACACCAGAACAACAAAAAGATTTCGTTGATTTATTAGAGAGTGGTAGTCCTACCGAATTTGTATCATTTTATAGACCGTTAGCAGAATCAATTAAAATAGACCTTTTTAATTCTTTTGACAAAGGCAAAAAAACAGAAATGAAAAAAAAGGTTAGAGATTTAGAAACAAAAGGTCTAAAGATTTTTGCAACAATGAAATCAGATGTAGAAGTTGCCATGTCAGATGAAGATATGAGAGCTGATATATGTGATGACATTGAGCATTTAAGTGATTCGGAGAAAAAGTTTTTTGCAAAATATATTGGTGATGATCTTAAAAATGATTTGCGGAAACTATTAGCAGATCAAAGAGGTGAAACAGCAATAGAAATGGGGACAGATTAATGAGTGATTATGAGTTGAGAGATAGATCTTTTAATGTTTTTAAAAACAAGTTTGCAAAATCAGAAAATGATTATGATTTTACGGGTGATGCGTTAATTGATGATCAAGAACATTTTGCAAATGTTTGGGTAAAAACAACTAAAAACGGTGATCAATATCTATCTATAACATTAAAACCAAAGAAACCGATAATCGATAAACACATCAAAGAAATGAAAGATGATCTCGATTACAAAAAATCCGTTGAATATGCGAAAGAACAAAACGCAGATCATTTAATTCAAAGGCAACAATCAGAATTAGATGCGTTTGATGACGATATACCATTTTAAATTTAAGGGGATTTACAATGACTCAAGCTCAAGCAGTTTTAAGTTACATAAAGAAACATGGTTTTATTTCGAGAAGTGAAGCTTGGAACGATTTACATATTGCAAATTTAACCGCAGTGATTGATGTAATTAGACAAGGGAAAGGAAACCTAGAAGAACCTGTCGAAATCATTACAGAAAAAAAAGATTGTCTGTCTGATTTTTGGGGTAAAACGGATTATGCTATTTACAAATTAGCAAAATAGATGTCTGGATAGTCTTTGGAAAGCTGTTTTTTGGCTTTCCAGAGCTATTTAAGAGCGATTAAAAGATTATTAGTGCAAACAGTAAGGGTAACAAATAAAAATCAAATTAGAGCTTTAAAACGCGTTTATTGGACACTTTTTTCTGGTGCGAAAAAAAACATAAAAGCCAAAAGAATACCAAGGAGTACAAATAATCCAACAACGTGGAACCATCTGGTCTCTGCACCATTATAATCTTGCAGCCATCCCATATCATTTTCTCAAGTTCATTAACTTACTCATTCCCCTAATCCCAAAGCTAGAACTAATAGCAATGAACAAAAGATACTGATACCACTCTGGTAATTTTGTCAGAGCTTCAAACCCTAAATGCACACGATCAATAATTTCAGTGTCTCCAAATGCTATGGCGTAGCCAATCATAAATATGGGTATGCTTAAAATAATAGTCCAAAATTCGTCTTTCCAGCTATCCTTGGACGACTCTGCCATGATCTGTTCCCAGTTGGCATCATTCTGTATGACGTTCATTTTGGCTTGATGCTTGGCTTGCTTTTCTTCTTTCTTGTTATTGAGCCATGTACCTACAAGATTAGATACTGGGCCTATAAAATTATTCAGCATCTTCATCAACCTCTGGCATAGGTATCACATTGAGTCGCGTAATTTTTACAGAATCAGCATCAACCCATTCTGGTCTACAAAATATTTTATCTTTTTCCAGTCCTTGAAAATATTTTTTTTCACGAACCATCTCTTGGACTACCCAGCGACAATGATCTGGGTTAATAAAATACGATTTACGATCTGGGTCGATTTCTCCTGTCTCTGTAATAACGACAAGCGCGATGACCAACTGTAAATTCATCGCCTTTCTTTTAACATGATCTCAATTAGCGTTCCTAACTTTTCGTCAGTTGCTTTACTGATCTCTGTTTGTGCAGCCAAACCATCTGCAATAGTTTGAATTGCTTGCTCATTTAATTTTGTACGAACTGCGTTATCAGTAGTTGTGGTTTCAAGTTTTTCAACAACCTTACTTACTTTTGCAACCTCCTCATCTGTAGCCTGTGCTTGAGCTTGCATAGTACCCCAGGCTATCGCAGCGGGAATAACCGCTGCAACCAAAGGAACTGCCCACGATGGTACTTTAATCGACTCACTCATTGACAACCTCCGCGTCAGTCTCTTCGACCTCTTTAACAGATTCTTTGATTGCATTTGCGTATGCAGATATCAAGACGTTTTTCTCTTCCAACATCATTTGTAAATTAACGACCTCAGTTCTCAAATCATTAATCCTTTTTACATGAATTTTAGAAATTTCTGAAAGGTCATCTTCTTTGTATTCAACATCATCTATAGTAATCATTATGAACTCCAAGGTAATCCAGTTGAGATTGCAGGTGCTTTGCTATCAGCTATTTGTGCAGCTATGCTGGCTTCAATGTCATCTTTACTGATACTTTCAGAGGCTTGTACCCATCCTATGACATCAGCCTCTGTAACGTCAGCATATTTGATATAGCCTTCTTTTGATGAGTCGGGTGTCCAACTACAAGTGCCGTAGCTGCTGCCGTAATGTGTTACCTCAGACTCCCCAGAGCCTACTGTTTCGGAATCCTCGCAACGCCAATGCGCTACGATAATCCCATCTTTGTTTGGAGCCTTATTGTTACGCTCAAGCTCCACTATCTTCCAGGTTGCGCTCATGATTTATTCCTCCAGTTTTTTAACACGTTTTCTAAGTTCCTGTATCTCCTTAAGAAGCAGAGGAACCATCTTCGAGTAATCAATACCCATCATCTCTCCATCTTCTTGAGGAACGCTTACAGCGTTTGGACAAGTATGTATTACCTCCTGTGCGATCATACCATAATCTTCATGTTTGCCATTACTTTTCCAATCAAATTGTCTTACTTGCAATGAATCTATCGCTGTACCGCTATCATCTGCATCTTCTATATTATCTTTTAACCTTGCATCTGAGGATGTGTTATATGCGGTAGCATTTGATGACATGGTAATACTTCCAACCTCATCTTCATCTGCATTTTCAAATGTTATTGCATTACCGTTATGATTCACTCGTCTTAATAATAAACATTGACCGCCTGTGCTTGATGCATTTAAGTTAATTTGTCCTGCGCCAGTTGAGCTAAAACTTGTCGTTCCAGATGCGCTTGCGCTTGTACCTCCAATTAAAAGGCGGCCTGATGAGTCGATGCGTACTTTTTCAGTATTATTGACCTGAAATCTCATATAGTTGTCAGTATGGTCATAACCTATCTGACCAATATTTGAATCGTCAGTATCACCAAAGTTGATATATCCAAACCCAGTCGTTGTTTGATTACTTTGAAAACCTGCCGCATTTGCAACACCATTTAAATGTAAGTCTTTAAATTTATTAGTCGTTGAACCTAAATCAACATGATTATTTGTTGGTGTTCCTGATTGGTTTGTTGGTATTAAACCGTTTGTTGTACCACTGATTCCTGAACCATTTGAACGTGGATCAAAAATCATCGTGGTGACGGCTCCAGAACGAGACTGAATACTGCCCACTTGTGATCCGTCTTTACGAAACTGTAAAAGTTCACCGTCAGAACTAAGCCTGTTTAATCTTAAACACGATGCTCCTGATTGCGTAGCTGATGCCTGTCCAGTTTGTGCTACTTCAAAACCTGCATTTGATAAACCTTGAGTTGTTTTACCAACCATAAAGTTTCCACTGCTATCGATTACTGCTCTGGTAGATGTACCTGAGTTTTTAAATACAAAATTAGATGCAACAAACCTTGCTTCTTCAAATGCTCCAAAACCTGTCGTAATGTATTCAGTAGTTACAGAGGATGTGTCTGCTTTTAGGTGGATACCACCATTTACACCATCATCAAATAAAGCATAACCAGTTTGTGCCGCACCTTTAAATAGAGCTTTTCCAGCAGAAGTTATTTGAAGCCTCTCAACACCCCCCGTTACTAAACCAATATGGTTAAAGTCTGGAAAATATATACCTGTATCTGTATCTGCTAAAACGTGCAAAGCGGGTGTTCCAACTGTACCTAACGATCCAACACCAAACCTTGAATTTGTTTTTATATCATTATCAACAATTAAACCACCCGCGCCTGTAGTTGTGGTTGTACCAATGCTTACTCCACCATTATGTGCTAGAAAAAGTCCCTCCGTTAAATTAGTGCCACCATCGCTTGTGGTATAAAAACCAAGACGACAATCATTTGCGCTTGGTCCCCCTGACGCTCTAATTGCGGCATGAGGTCCATTGCCACCAATTCCAAGTTCCCATGCGATCCCCAAGTAATCATTGACATTATCTGCACCTGATTTTAAATAAACGATGTCTTCACTATTAATTGTTGAACTCGTAACAGAGAGCTTGGAATCAGGTGATGTTTGTCCCGTACCAATTCCAATATTTCCACCATGAGGATTGAGATGTATATTTTTAGCTGTGGCTGTTCCTGCTCCATCTGTAGCTTGAATATCTGTTCTTGCAGAATTTCCACTAAACATTAAGTATGAGCCACTTGTTCTATTTAAAATTGCAAGTGCATGATGACTACTAAACTCATTCAGATTTGCCGCGTTACTTGCAGAAGCTCTTTCAATAGTTACTGTTTTTGCAGTTGTGCCTTTAACATGAAGTGTTGTTGCAGGCGATGTGGTTCCCAGACCAAGTCGCGATGTTGAACTATCAAAAAATAACCCTTGATTTCCTGCATCATTAAAAAAGCCAATATCACCTGTAGAGTGAGAAATCTTAAATCTTTCTGTAAATACAGATTTTGCGTCATTTACTGTTTTTATTGAAAAAGCACTTTGATTGCCTTGTAAAAGCGTATTAACATCTGTTGTATCGCTTTCCATTAAATATATGAAAGTGTTTGCAGATGATATGTCAATACCACTGCTTACAGTAAGCCCTGTGCTTGTAACGCTACCTGAGAATGTAGTTGCCCCTGCGCTAGTCATTGACATTATCGTTGCTTTGGAAGTGCCGTCGTCGTTAACGCTTCTAAATTCCATCAAACCATCATTGACAATGCTCAAAAATACTCTTGAATTTGCAGTTGCAGAATTATCAGACATTGCAATAAGAGAAAGAGTGTCGCCCTCAATGATCATTTGACCTCTATCCGTTTTACCATCTATATGCAGTTGCGTTGTGCCATAACTTACTCCATGCAATGTTCCTACGGTAGTTGTGCCTATTCCTAAATGTCCTGAAGATGTTAACCTAGCGACCTCAGAATTATTTGTTCCAAATCTTATTGGGTTTGCATCTGTCGTATTGATAGCAAGACCATTACCATCATGAAAACCATAAGACCTGTTCGCTATCCATGCCTTTGCACTTGAAGATTTTTGAAAAGCAATTACTGCTCCCGCACTATCATTAAAATTACTTTGTGCGGCATTTACAGTAAGCCCTGTGCTTGTAACACTGCCTGTAACACTCAATCCAGAGGAATTGAATCTTCCACGCTCTGTCCCTGCTGTTTTAAAGGCTAGAATTCCAAAGTCTTGCATTGAATCTAAGTTTACAACTTGGTTAGTAGCTCCCTCGCCAGAAAGTGATATTTTTAGACCTCTAGCATTGCCACCTGTAGTTCCATGAAACACTGCAACGTCTGAAGAGTCAGAACCTTGCACTTGAAACTTTGCACTTGGAGCAGTAGTCGCTCCAATCATCATTGATCCAGTCATGTTAAAATTCATGCCAGACTCTACAACTAAACCACCCGCTGTTGTTTTTACTACTGGTGTATCAGCATGATAAAGTTTTACTGAATCATTTGCTGTAGCACTTATATACTTTGCACCGTTTGCTTGCTCTAGCGAAAGATTATTACTTTGAGTTCTTATATTATCAGCCGTTCCGTTTGTTGCTGTAATCATCAAAGCGTTTGTTGATGTATCAAATTTTAATCTCGCATCATTGCCTGTTCCTAACATTAATAACTTATCGTCTGGTAAACTCACGCTACCTGAGAATGTGGCGTTACCTCCGTCAGCAAGAGTTAACAAAGTATCGCCATCTGTTTGTGGAGCGACAGTGGATGTTACATTGTTTTTAAATATAATTGATCCAACACTTGAGGTAGACGCAATAAAAACATTGTTAGAGTCGTAACCAATTTTTCCTCTGTTACCAACATTATTTAAATCAATATAATCATTAGCTGTAACTACTCCGCTACTGGTAATAGCACCACTAGATATTGTTGATGAGAATTCTGCCGCACCTACATGATCTAAGGTAAATGCTTTACTTGTGTCATTCCGAGGTACTAAATGAAATTTATCTGTATTGTTATTTTCACCATACATCAATACTCCTGCGCCATTGCCACCTCGTAGGCGAATACCCGCACTTCCAGATGCGTTTGTATTTTCAAGCAATAAAACAGCGTTTGAATCTGTAGCAATTTGAGCAACGGATGCTGTATTGTTTACTGTGCTTGTTATACCACCACTAGAGATTGTAGAATTAAACGTAGCGGCTCCTGCGTTTGACATATCTAAAGTGAGCGCAGTGATGCTTGCACCTTCATCAACGCCTTGAAATAAAATATCTTTATTTGACGTTGGATTTTTAATAAAAAAGTTTTGTTGAGAATTAAAAAATTGTCCCCAATTTGACCCACCATCAGCTAATGTAATAAACGTGCCATCAACATCAATGGTTAGGTTTCCTGCAATATCAAGTATTAAAGAACTACTTGAATCAATCTCAAACCCGTCAATAGTTATATTATCAACCACAACACCTGCGTTGGCTGTCACGCTACCTGAGAAGACTGAATTTGTTCCTGTTATTGCTAATGCAACAGTTCCCGATCCAGAGCCAGTACGAAAATTAATTGTTTCACCATCACCATGACCCCATATATCTAACTCACCCTCAGATAATAAAGAAATAACACCAAGCTCTGATCCATTGTTTAGTCTTATGTGTTGATTAGTGGTGGTAATGTTTAGCGCGGCTGTAGCGTGAGGAGCAACACCAAGACCTAATCGTGTCCCTTGTAAAGTTCCTGTAAGAGTACCGCCAGATATAGCTAAAAAATCACCAGTTGCGGATGTTGCTGCTGTGCCTAACCCTAAAGTCGTTCTTGCGGCTGCCGCATCTGCATCATCAATAAGAGTGCCGCCAAATGTGCTAACTGAACTGGATGGTAAAAAAGTACCGTTAGAATCTTGTATCGTCCCTGTCACTTCAAGATTTTTATTTAGTGTCCACTTATCACCAGTTGATACATATTTTAATTCAGCGTTAGAACCCGCAATCGTTATACCGGCTCCGTTTGCTTGAGTAGCATTTGAGGCATCTTTAGCGAGAGTAATATTGAGATCAGTAATTTCTACTGTCGTAGAATCAATGCTAGTCGTAGTACCTTGAACTTCTAAATCGCCAGTAACAATTAAATTTCCATTAAGTGTGTTATTACCACTTGACGAGATCGCAGCATCTGCCGTTGCTTTTAGATTACTAAAATTCGCATCTAATTCTGTATTGGTAAGTGGGCTACCTTTTCCCGATCTTGTTACGATTGTTGTCGTCATATTTAACTAGCCTGTAATGTAATTACCCATGTGATGTTCAAAATATCTTGCGCTCCCTTGTTTACAACTGAAAAAACTGTACGACAAAGCATTGTTCCACCCGATGAGGCATTAAATAGACCCGCCTCTGTAACAGCTCCAGTTGCGTCTCCTGCCTCAAAACTTGCAACATAAGTAATGGTATTACTTGATGCAGAAGTGCTGTCTAACGCCTCCCTAGAGCCTAGAATCGACACTAAATCAGTTTGGTTTGCCGCTGCCGCTGTCGTACCCGACCCTAATGCCATATGTGACATAACATTTGATGATGTATCAGCCATTCTTGAGCAAATAAAAGTCAATCCAGTTGCAACAACTAAATTTTTTATTTCTCTAGTTTCTTTGATATGTCCGTTTTGGTCTATCAATTCAATTTTTACATCACCCGAAAGTTTTAATTTATCTTTTATCATTTAGAAAATCCTCTTTGAACCCACAAAGTCATCGTTAAAATAGTCCATATTATCGCAATAACCCTGGGCTAGTAACACACCTGAATCAGTTGCAGTCGATATATTATTAAATAAACGACCACGATTGATAAATATTTGATCCGTAAAACTTGCGGCATCACTCAATGGTCGTGTCAATATCTTTGATATTTGCTCACTTACAAAAAAACTATCATCTAAAAATTTAGAAACATTAAAAATTAATTGATCTGCAAAATTACCAATATCATTTATTGCTTTTGTAAATATTGTTCGGAGCTGATCAGTAAAACTTGCCAATTCACTTGCGTTTTTCGTGAAATCTCTTGTCTCCAAATCACTGACGTTAGCTGAATCACTTACATTTTTTGTTAATTGTTTTGTAATATTTTCAGTTGCACTAAATAAATCATTGATAGATTTATTCAATGTCAACCTAATTTGCTCTGATACGTTTCCAATATCATCTAAAAATTTAAACAATATCGGAAATTTACCAATCTCCACCTTTGCAATCGCCCTTGCAAAACTAACCTCTGCAACTGCTTTAGCAAAATTTATTTTTGATACGCTTTTTCTAAAAGCAATTACGCTTTTTGCTTTACTAAAATTAATTACACTTACTGATTTTTGAAATGCAATTTTTGCTAGTGATTCTTCGACAACTATTTTTGCAACTGCTTTTTTAAATGCAATATCCGCTAACGATTTTTTATAGGAAATATTGGCAGTTGCTTTTTTAAAATTTATTGAGGCTTTTTTAGTTTGATTTTGTAATGTTGCTACCGCCTTTTTAAACGATATTTTTACATTCATTAATTAAAATCTGATCTTACAACAAAGTTTAATATTTCAAAGATGGTCTCCTTCTTGCCATCACTATGTGTAATCTCAATCTCTCCTTCGTAGTTTCCCGCTGCCCTATTTTGCAGATCAGTGCTATTAAAACTAAAAACCGCAATACCATTAGCGAGATCAGCGGTAGCTGCTGCTGTAAGGGTAAATAAAACGCTTGTAGTGCCTTTTTTGCGAAAATAAAGCCTTACCGTTGCCCCAGACATATTGACAACCGAACCATCGTCAAATCTAGTTATCGTGGCTTTGATTTGGGGTGCAGTATCACCACTTACTAATTCATATATATCACTCATTATCAATAAATCCTATTTTTGCCCATTTATCGTCTGTTATTTGTTTTGATAAAAAAAATTCTTTAATGCTTGAATCGTTTAAATTATTTTTTACTTCAATTACTTTTTGATTTGCAATAAATAATGACTCTACCGATTCAACAATCGTGTCCTCGTCATTCTTTGTGTAACCAATTTTTATCAAGAAATATTCTCCATTGTTCCGCGCATGTGTGATATTTGATAAGTCACATTAGTCTGTGGATTATTCACCCTCGATCTTATTCTGTAATCTGTCGCGGTATCTGTTTGACCATAACTTAAACTAAAGGGTATTAAAATGTCATCTACTCCGTTATTGCTCCCAGAAACAGTCTGATTTGAGACATATTCAGAATCAGCATCAATCGGGGTTCTAACCTTAACTTCAGAATAAAATTCTACTTGCGGATCAAAAAACGTACCGCTAGATAAAAATTTTGAATCACTAAAAAACAAAGTGTCATTATTAGAAAAAATATTAGCAACAGCATTTACTAATAAATATGTTTTATTGGCTGTTTGATCAAAAAAAAGTGATCGGATAAATGCAGGTTCATTACTTGCACTTGCGTTGTTTGTCGATGCAACACCACCAGAAATATCTAATTTGTCTAATTGATTACCACTGACAGAAATTAATTGATTGAATGGTACATTATCAGTTTCTACTGTCACTGTTCCAATATTAACTGGATTTGCTCCTTTGGATTTTTTTTGTATGTTTAAAAAAATACTTGAATTATCGACTGGCGATTGATTTGCGTTCTGTATTCTGAAAGAAAAATTCAAATCTAATCTTTGTCTTTTCTGTATAGATAAAGTTGGAGCTGGTAATGTAAAAGTTCCATACGTTACATCTGAGGTCGTTAGAAAAGCACCACCACCATCACTTGAACTAAAAAATGCTATTGCTATGGGATATACCTCTGTCACGTCACCAGTTAATTTTTGCACTGATAAACTTGTGATCTCATCGCTTGCAATTCGAGCCGCAGAACTCGCAAGATTGCTACCACCGTCTGTTTGAGAAACAAAATTTGAAAGATTACCAGAAAAATCAACTGCTCTAACTTTATAATTAAATGTCGTACCAAAAGATAAATTAGTATCTACAAACAAAGTTCCTGGTGATTCTCCTATTTTTGTATAGGTTCCAGGAATCAAACCCGCAGCTCTATGTATTTCGACATGGCTAAAATCAGCATCCGTTGGATTTGTCCAAGTGATATTTACAGATTTGAAAGTACCACTTACTTGCAAATTTGTTGGTGCAGCGGGTGGAGTTGTATCTGCTATTGTTGTGTGAGTTGTTTCAGCAAACGCACTTGATACATTTAACTCATTAACTGCTTTGACACGTATATCATAAGTTGTTGAATTTCTTACATTATTTATTATAAACGGTGAGGCGTTTGTTTGTTGCTCAAAATAAGGGGCTGAATCGTCACCGTCTACTCTATACTGCAAAACATAATGATCGATAAAGGCACTCGCAGATGTTGAAAAATTTACAACAATGTTTTCGTCAAAAGTACCATCACTTGCGATAAAGGTGTCATTAGTTACACTCGTAATTGTTGGAGCTGCTACTGTTTGACCGTCATTTATTAAAACAGTGCTTGCACCTAAAAATGCAATTTCACTTTGATTCCATGTGTAAATATT